TTATTTGTTTTGTATATGCTTTATTTTAAATTCTTTCAGTGACTTTTCTATCTTTTGATAAAGGTCTGTTGTTTTTGTTGAGTATGTAGATAAAGAGCCCCTAGGCTCATCTGCGAATCTGAATAATTCATCTGTATCTGCATATATTGATACTAACTCATTATAAGCATCTTTACAACTGGAAGGATAATCATTTAGTTGTGGCATTATAGCCTCGATTGAATCTCTCTTTTGTTTTAGTCTCTTATAGGTATCTGTTGTGATAATAAACTCCTGATGCTTCGCTAAGGCTTCATTGAAATCAGTGCAATATTCTCCATTGTATTCATGATCGTAAATTACTTTTCTCCAAGTATCACAATAATGAAGAGTTATTGCTTCACTTAAATCAGCTTCTTTCTCAATCATAGAAGCGGTATTAGAGAGTTTTGCTATATACTCCTTTTCTGAATTACATGAAACCAAAACTATGGCTAGTATCGCACTCAAATAAAAAAACTTTTTCATCATATCGTTATTTTTGTTACACAATCAATTTATTAGAATCCTGTTTGTAATACTGTATTAGAGTATTACAAGATTGATATTTTATATTCAAAAAAACATTTATTTTATTACTTGAAGAATATCCAATGATACGCTTATTTGATTCTTCTGGAATTCTAAAATTCAGAAAGGGACTTTGTGAATGCGAATATAGTGAAATGAAAATAACAACGAGCATCAGCAGAGTTTTCTTCATGTGTTTAAGTATTTTGTTTGTTATCGTTTTCTCTATAAACAATGTTTGTATTTCCGCTATAAAGTTAACGCAAAACATTGATAACGCCAAAATAAAAGGGTAGTAAAGTTAACAAAATAGATTTTTACTCTAAATTAAATAAGAAAATGAGGATAATGCTAGAAACCTGTTCAAAGATAGTTCAAAGAATTGCCCTTTTTATTTGCCCCCAAACGGGGATAATTACACTTATCCTATATATAATAAAAAAGCCAATACTAATTGTACTGGCTTTATTTTGTGAATCTTGACTTGATTTTCTTCGTCGGGGTAGCGGGATTCGAACCCACGACCCCCTGCTCCCAAAGCAGCATGATAATAAAGGGCATTCAGCTACATATCAGTTAATTATAATGATGTGAGCTAATCATTTCAAAGATAGTTCAAAGAACGCTATTTTGAGGACCTTATTTTAGCCCTTTCTAACTCATAATTTAAGAGAGCTATCTCTTGTTCTTGGGCACTGTTTTTCTGCAATGCTTTCCGAAGCTGCTCCCGGAGGGAAGCGATTAATCTGTCTTTTTCTTCCATATTTTATATATTTATTCTTTATTATCAGGAGCTTTATTATTGTTTTGATTATCTAATTTCATTCTTGTTTCCCACTTGGCAATACTTAATTTATTTTGTTCTATTATTCTTTTTCTTTCTTCTTCAATTTCAAGGAATTCATCTATGTGTTTTTGAGGGATGCCGGTCTGATTCGACTCTAAAATTCCCGCTTTTAATTTTGCAAATAAATTATCTCTAGAGAATTCTAAATCAGAAAAATTCTTTTGTATATATTGATTGAAAGGATTGTCTTCATGTTTTTGTTTCTGTAAATTGTCGAAATCTGAAATTATATGTTTTAATGCTAATAAACACTTATCTATATTTACTTCAGCGGCGCAACCATATTTACAATAACAATAAAGAGAGTGGACTAAACTTCCATAAGCGAAACTGTAATTGTCAGATGTTGCGTTGTCTTTAAGAATTTTAGCATAAGCTTCTAAGTAAGCTATGCTTCCTTGTATATATAATTCATTCTTCTTGTAGATAATATTTTGAGTTTCATTTATCTTTTGTTGGGTCATATTATCTATGTTATCCGTTGCTTCTTTGAGCTCTGCTTTAGTCTTTTCCACCTCCTTTTTAACTTCGTCTTTAAATCCTATATAACTAATGATTTGCCATCCAAGCAATATAGTAGTAGACAATGCAAGGATACCAACTAATATGCCCATCCAATCAGCTTCCATTGGAGTAGTTCTAAAAAATGTAAATCCTGCAGCCAGTAAAGCGAAAAATAAGGCAATTGATGATAGCCAAATGGATATTTTATTTTTCATCTTCTCTCACGCTTAAAATCCGCCATTGTACCATTCCTGATTTAATTGTTTGGTTTACATAGTCTTCAACCCATTGCTCGGCGCATTGTTTTAATACTGTACTACTATTTACATCTGCAGAGAAAGGTAATTCGTAAGTAGTATCATTCAATTCAAATTTTACAATATAATCTTTCATAATGTCGTATGTTTTAGTTATACAGTCAATTAACTAGACTCTTGAACTCTGCTTATATTTTTGATAGTGCTTCTTTTAGATATGAAGTATCTGTCAGTGAGAATTTATAATTGCTTAACGTACTCGAACTTGAAGATTCTGCAATAAATTTAGCTTCTCCTTCTTTTTGTAAAAAAGTCATTAGCGCTTCAAAATACTCTTCTTCTACAAAGTTGCTCCCATTTTCTGCGTTATAGGTTTTGAATTCTAAAGTTTCGCCATCAGACCTCTTGGCTTTAAATTTAAAAAATCCTTCACCTTTAATTGGGTGATTTCGATTGTATTCATATAGTTGTATTCTCATACCTGATTTGTCGATAATAAATTGAACACCTAATTCTGAATTTGTGGTTGCTGAATTGCTAAATGTACCTGTACAAAAGGTACGTATATACCCTTCCTGTGTTTTCTCTCCAAAATCGTCAACATAATGAGATAATTCCCAAATTCCAAATATGTTATTTTTTTCATCTATTGTCTTCAGTTCTCCATACTTTTCTTTATATGTAGATAACTCTGCTTTCAAAGAATCTATTTCGTTTGATAGTTTTACTGTTTGCTGTTGATTTGATGTGCAACTTGTTAATAATGCAGTCATCGTTAAAAATAAAATCTTTTTCATGATAGTAATTTTTATAAGTTGTTTTATTATGAGTTTGCTATGCTATGTTGGTATTTTATTATAATATTTTGTTTGTAATCACCCCTTTTACAAGGAACACGCGTAAGATCTTAGCCTTGTCTATTATCATCTCGTCGAACTCTTCTAGGTTCTTTGGGACTAAGCGCCACTTGTTGGGATTATCCTTGCAGTTACGGATATACTTCACAGTTCTGTATTCGTCTGTTATAATAAGGTATGCCTCTCCAGGAAGAACACTATCTAAACTGACTTCCTTAATGGCTATAATAGAACCATCATTTATGTCTGGAATCATAGAACGTCCATAAGCTGGTACCGCACAATCACAATTCTGAAATGCAGGTATATGCAAATAGTAATTAGGAATATTAGTCTGATCGTTGGGAAGTTCATCATATCCCATAGTAACATCAACGTCAAAATAAGGTATTCCTTTGGATGATTGTTTGCTTGGTGCAGGCATTTCAGAGGAAATAGAAGTGATAGATTTCGCAGAAGAATTTAGTTTATTTCCGTCTCCAGTCAATAGCCAGGTTGTATTCAAATCCGGGTAGATTGTAGATATTTTCTCTAAATTATTCCGTCTTATAGAGTCTCCTGTGTTTCGGACAAATCCATTGCTTAAACCACAATTCTGCTCGAACATTCTTGTGCTTATGCCTAATTCGTTTATGAATTGGAGTAGCCTATCTCTAACTGTTTCTTTCATTAAATCCTAAATTTTCTTAATATATAGATTATTTCTCTATGTAAATATCTACATGTGTAGATTTTAATTCTATATTTGCACTATAAAGTTAACGCAAAACAATGATAACGCCAAAATAAAAGGGCAATAAAGTTAACAAAATAGATTATTTACTCTAAATCGATATATAGATATGGTAAAGACAGAAAAAATAAAATTAGTGGTTTACAAAGAACATACGCTTGGGTATATTCTACCAGAATTGCCTGATTCAGTTCAAATACTACATTCTTCACCTCTGAAAGGAGCTATTGGTACAACCAATTTGCAGAACAATTTCCAGATCAACAATCCGAATGAAATCAGACTAGCAAGCGAGAGTGATTTTGATGCGTTTGGAATTTCGTTTGATGGATATAAAAATTCACCTGATTACATTTATAAATAAAATAAGAAAATGAAGACAATTCTAGAAGTTTCATTACAGGAAGCAAGTAAGGCAAAGGATGCAATTAGATATAGTTTGCTGCGTACAGAACTGAACCAAACAAGTACCAATGTTTGGGAACTACCAACTTATGATATGAATGATGGATATGAGTGTGATGGTGACGAAGAACTGAAAGATGAAATTCGTGAACTGTTTTCTTCTTTCGGAATTGCAGAAGAAGAGTATTCATTTACTGACAAAGAAACGGAAGAATAAACTATATAATCCCGGACGGGTTTGACCGCCTTTCCGGGAACTAGAAACTATAAATATGATAATGTATATGGAAAATCAATTAGAAACTATCAAAGCAAATCTGCCTTACGGATACGAAAAGCAGATAGCGAAAGAAGTAGGATGCTCACAGGGTACAGTGCACAATATCCTTAATAATAAGCCGGCTTCTGCTCGCTCAACCTACAAAGCAAAAGTATTGAATGTCGCTGTAAGAATGGCTAATGAAGCCTTGGAAGCTACTAAAGGAGTCTCCAAAGCTGCCGCCGAACTAGAGACTTTGCATCATGGAACTGCAAGCTGACGCTAAACTAACGAAGCGCGAAAATCAGATTGCTGGCCTCGCTTTTTGTGGTAAAGCAAAGAAAGAGATTGCGGATCTCTTGAATATTGCATACGGGACGGTAAACGTAATACTGGATAGAGCTTACAAAAAGACAGGAACAAGTAAACTGAATGAATTAGGCAGTTGGTGGGCTAATAGAGCATTTGCTCTAAATATTGATTTCCAGCAATTGCAGAAAACGATTGTAGCTCTTTCGTTTCTTGGAATTATTGCCTTTCAGATTGCATTTGACTGCAACAACGATCTTAACCGGAGTCGACGGGCAAGAATACGAAGAAATAAAATAGAAGAAGTATATGAACTCTAATCAATATTAATCAGGCAGCATAGCATAGAGATGCAGATGTGTTTCAGTAATAAAATCAGCTCAACACCATTCAAAAGTATAGGAAACAGCCTAATTAGAGATTATGGAAAATTGCTTCGAAATGATGGTCGCCCGATGCATTAAAATTGGGACGGTGCAAACGCTTACGATGCTGGGACTACTCCCCGAAGTAGTAACAATATCACAAGCGGAAGAAATATACGGAAAACGCCTAATAAAAGAGTGGCGCGAAAAAGCCTGGATTAAGTTTTATCCGGCAAATAATAAGGAAAGAGGAAAATATTATGTGAAACGATCCGAATTGGAAACAGCCAGTGCAATGATGGATTTGCATAATAAAGTTCCAGATAACATTATCAAACAACTAATGCAGATCGCTGTATGAGATATATACCGAAATCATCAGAAGTATTACAGGCTCTGCAAGACAGTATCGGAAAGCAGATTGCAGAAAGAGAAGAACAGAAAAAGAATTATGTTCCTACTCCTGTAGAGATTAAACCTGATAAAAAAGATATAAGCATAGAGCCCACGGCCGAAGATATTCTTTTAATGGAGGAATATAGACGTGGAGTATATCAAGGAGATTAATAAAACGCTAATATTTAAACAATTATGAGTAAAATTATTGAAGTAAAAGTGGAAGAGCTAAATGCGCTTCCAGCAACGAAAATTGTCGAAAGTGAAAATGTACAGGCAAAATTCGTTCAAATGTACAATGCTATCTGGGGAACAGATAAAGGTGAGCAAATGTATCATAAAGAAGTATTCAACTTTCAAAAACTTCTCCGTGATAATCCTGATTTGGCAGATTCGACAAAGATGTCTCTATATGGCTGTTTTCTTGATATAGCAGTCAACGGTCTTACATTAGATCAAACAGGACATCCACTTTGCTATATACTTAGCAGAAGCAGTAAAACCGGACACAAGAACGCACAAGGATATGATATTTATGAAAAACGTGCCTATGTTTCAGTTACAGGGTATGGCGAACTGACAATGCGTATGCGTGCCGGGCAAATCAAGTATGCGGATAATCCAGTCGTTGTATATGAGGGAGATCATTTTAAAGCATCCTTAGTTAATGGTATAAAGAATATCGAGTATGAAGCACAATGTCCCCGTACTTCAACCAAAGTTATTGCTGCATTCATTCGTATTGTACGAAATGACAACTCGGTAGATTATCAATGGTTAATGGAAGGTGATATCGAACGATTGAAACATTATAGTGAAAAAGCAAATTCGAAGTGGAACGATCAAACTAAAAGACGTGAATTGGGTAAAGCCAATGCACTCTATACTTCGAATAATGGAAGCATTGATCCTGGGTTCCTTGAGAATAAGATGATCAAACATGCGTTTGATGCTTATCCTAAAGTGCGTACAGGTAAGTTTACTATTATGGATTCGGATCAAGAAGAGGAAGAAATTATCGACTATGGCTTGGTGGATGAAGATAAGGTTAATGAACCCGTTCAGGCTGTGGATAATCCTAATATTCCTTTCGGTGAAGAAAAACAACTGGAAGCTCCAGAACCTGTACAGGTGCCAGTCTCCGATGATGATGAAGACGGTGGATTCTAATACTTACTAACCGATTAAAATAAATAATATGGCAACAGAGTTAATCAAAATAGACGAAGCAAAAAATATTCTGTCATCTTTTCCAGATATAATAGGGAAGAATACAAATTCTGTCAAAAAGTGTAATGAAGCTGGGCAAGCTTTCCTTGACACTATCGAAGGAGAAGGTATGAATGAAACAATAGATCAGGCTACAGCCGACTACTTGAAAAAGGTTAGCGTAACACTCAAAAATATGGATGAACGTCGTAAACCTATTACGCAGATATTTGATAGAATACGTTCCTTTTTCACCTCCCAAGAAAAACAAATTGATCCTAAGGATCCTTCAACAATTCCCGGAAAGCTTGTGATAAAGCGCAATGAGTATGCCAAGTTTAAATACGAAGAAGAACAGAAAAGAAAGAGAGAAGCGGAACAGAGAGCTAGAATTGAAACAGAGAAAGCAAACTATCGACAGATAATAGGGGATAGCCTTCTTTCTTATTTCAACCAATATCTTTCAAGTAAAGTTTCTGAATTGCAGGGAATATTTTCCAACTTGACTTATGAAAACTTCGATCGTGAAGTTATAGGAATCACAGTTTTTCAGACCGATTATCCCAAATCTCATTTTGATAAGTTTAGTGCGGATTCTGCGACTTACTATATTAGTCAAGAAACAAAAAAGGAGATTCGCCGAGAGGTTCTAGAGGGCAAATATGAGCAATACGCTCAACAGTATAAGGCAAAGATTGTAAGCGTTAAGCAAGACCTTACCGACCGTGTTCCCTCTAAACGCAAGGAACTTGCAGAACTGGAACAACTTCGTCTCGCTAATGCAGAGGAAGCTGCCAAAGCGGAAGAATTGCGTAAACAACGTGAAAAAGAAGCTGCAGCCAAAAGAATGGAAGAGTTGAAAAAGGAGGAAGAAGCAGCAAAACAAGAGGCTGCACTGAAGGCACAACAAAGCTCTATTGGTAGTCTTTTTATGGAAGCTGCCGCTTCTATTGCTCCTCCACCGACTAACGCCAAGGTGAAAGAAAAGATTGTTGTACTTCATCAGCAGGGATATTTAGAAATATTCCAGATGTGGTGGATAAACGAAGGTCAAACGTTGCCTGTTGAAGAACTGGAGAAAATCTTTAAAAAGATGATTACTTATTGCGAGAAGCAGGCGAACGGTAAAGATCAAAAGCATATCGAATCAAAATTCATCCGATATGAAGCAGATGTAAAAGCCAAATAGCCATGTCAAATCCTGATTCATATTACTCTCGTCCGGAGGTCAGCAATTCAGATCTGACAGAGCTTAAGAACTATCTTTATCCCCGTGCTCAATACGGGGATAAAGAGAAGGCATTCAAGTTTGGAACTCTTGTAGATGCTCTTATTACAGAAAACGAGCGTGTAAGATATGACAAGTTAATGGTAGACGATTACGTGTATACGAAAGACGAATTTGAACTAGGGCTTGAAATGCGTAAGGCTCTCCGGAAAGAAGCAGAAAAGGATCAATTTCTAGCTGTCGTTTTAGCACAGTCCGATACACAAAAGTTTATGGTTAATAAACAACAAGAGTTCTTTTATGGGAACTTTGTTTATCATCTCGATACACGGTGTAAATGGGATTGGTGGTTGTCTTCTTTCAACTTTGGAGGTGATTTAAAAACGACCTTCGCAGAGTCCCAAACACAATTTGATGAAGCGATAGATTTCTTTGACTGGGACCGGTCCCGGGCATGGTATATGGATATAGCCGGTAGCAAACAAGATTTTATTTATGCTATCAGCAAGAAGAATTGTAGAATCTTCAAGCATTTTATCACCGACCGGAAACACCCTTCATACATCAGAGGAAAAGAGAAATACGAGGACCTTGCTTTTAAGTGGTGGCAATTAATGGTCTGATTATATTTTACCATAAAACAATATGAATTTACTTATTACATCAAAAGAACAAATATTGGCCGAATTAACCAATATAGATTCATTCCTTAATATAACTATGAGCGAAGATGTAGCAGAAGCTGTACAACGCGGTAATGACTTAGCTGTATATGTTGCTCGTTCCGGCAAATTGCTCGCAGATTCAAAATATTGGCTCAATGAGGCAATGAAATCCGAGGTCATGCAGACGCTTGTAGACACGGCAAAAAGTGCGAAAGCAACAGCGACAGCGATAAATGCTCTAGTCAATTCTTTATGTCGGGAAGAGAGATACTTAGTTGATTGGTGCGAACGTTGCAATCGGACGGCAACACATCAATTATCGTGGTGTGTAACTGTAATAAGTAAAGCTAAGGCAGAAATGCAAATGTCCGGAATGTTTAACAACAAAAAGTAATTATCATGAAAAATCTAAGAAGAGTCACAATCGGAATATCCGTTATCGGTCTGTTTACGGCATTATCTTTCTCTCAAAGAGAAGATGCTACAACTAGAGAAATAACTACGGCTGCCGTAATGGGAGTTGTATCAACGTTTAGTATTATCACTTTATCAACTAAAGAAGATTATGGAACAAGCAAAAAATGAAATCAAGAAAGCGATTATTAAAAAGGACCGCTTGAATGTAGTGTACAATGAACGTTTTTCGGAAGCAAACTACACGAATGTAATTAGCAAGAACTGCGATCAGATCATTCATAGTGACTTAAGAGAGATATTTAATCGTCTTAAATTACATCTTGTCGTATTGTGCGAACAGCCGGAAGCTGCCAATATTAATAAGGATAGTTTTACGTCTCCTGGCTATTCAGAGATTCTTGAAAATTACATCATAACCGGCTATGCAAACGATAGTGTCGACGGTGTTTCTGGAATTACTATTATGGGAGCTAAATTACTTCAGTCTGGCAAGGTTGTTGATCTGAAAATCTTCGTTCCTCTTCTTGATGCAGACTATCCTTACTATGAAGAATTGAGCATTGATGCGGCAGCTTGTGATGCGGAAGTTGAAAGTTATCTGTTTGAAGAAAAATGGGGAGTCAGACAGGAACGTCTTGATTTTGATACAGACGAACCGGAAGAAGCCGTTATAATTGAAGATAAACCTAAAAAAAGAGGGCGAAAGAAGCAAATAGAAGCTCCAGCTCCTTTAGATGCAACTGCATAACACCAATCACTATAGGGGGATAATTCCCCCTACAAAATACTCTAAATCATGAATATCGAATTAAAAGGAGATAATTTTGAATTATCTTTCAAATATAAACCTTCTATCATAGATCGGATCAGGCAGATTCCTGGAAGACGTTTTGACGGTACCCGAAAAGTTTGGATTATTCCGACTAGGAGTAGAGTTGATCTTGAAAGGATGATTTATCAAATACAGCAATTTGAGAATATAAACTGGCTTAGTGGCAATGAAAAAAGGGAAGAAGAAGCTGTTTACGATATTCCGGAACTTCCGGAGCTGGTCGTTCCTCATAATCTTAAAATTCAACCTTATCCTTATCAACTTAAAGGCATTGCTCGAGGATTAGAATTAAAACGGTTTATGAACTGTGATGAACCGGGACTCGGTAAGACATTGCAGAGTATTGCAACAATTAATATCGCTAGTGCTTTTCCTTGTCTTGTTATTTGTCCTTCTTCATTAAAAATAAACTGGATGCGTGAATGGGAGAAGTTTACGGACAAAAAAGCAATGATCTTAACTGATAAAGTACGTGATACTTGGACTTTTTTCTTTCAAACAGGAATGCATCAGGTATTTATAGTCAATTATGAGTCTTTAAAAAAGTACTTTGTACAACGTATAAAGAAGTCCGAAGGCTGGACGCTACGAGATGTAGAATTTAGAAACTCAATCAACTTATTCAAATCAGTTATCATTGATGAGAGTCATCGTTGTAAATCTGCATCTACCCAGCAGGCTAAATTCTGTAAAGGGATATGCACCGGCAAAGAATGGATTATCGAATTGACGGGAACCCCAGTTGTCAACAGGCCAAAAGACCTGATTCCACAGCTAGCAATATTGAATCGTATGGAAGATTTTGGAGGTTATAAGCCTTTTGTTAACCGATACTGTTCAGGTCAAAGAGAAGCGTCAAATTTGAAAGAATTAAATTTCAACCTATGGAAATACTGTATGTTTCGACGTGAAAAGTCACTAGTTCTTACAGATCTTCCGGATAAAATACGTCAAGTAAACACATGTGAAATTACTAATCGTAAGGAGTACGTAGATGCCGAACGTGACCTTATTATGTATCTACAGAAATATAAGGATGCCGACGATGAAAAGATTGAAAAGGCTTTGCGTGGTGAAGTCATGGTACGTATCAATATTCTTCGGCAGATCTCCGCACGTGGAAAAGTACGCGATGTTATTGAATTTGTGAAAGACTTCCGGGAGAATGGAAAGAAAATAATCCTCTTTTGTTCTCTTCATGAGGTTGTAGACCAACTGAAACGTTACTTTCCCACTGCTGTGTCAGTTACCGGAAGAGATTCCCAAGATGTTAAGCAAAGAGCGGTTGATGCCTTCCAGAATAATCCTAAGACAGATATAATTATTTGCTCTATTAAAGCGGCTGGAGTTGGCTTAACGCTTACTGCATCAAGCAATGTCGCTTTTGTTGAGTTCCCTTGGACATACGCTGATTGTTGTCAGTGCGAAGACCGGGCACACCGTATCGGGCAAAAGGACTCTGTTACCTGTTACTACTTTCTTGGTCGGCGAACTATTGATGAAAAAGTTTATCGCATAATTCAAGAGAAGAAAAATATCGCTAATGCAGTAACCGGGTCTACGGAAGACATTGAGGAAAATATCGTCGATATGGTTGCACGAATATTTGATACAGATTATGACGATGAGGGGGGGGTAAAATGGAGCCACAACAGAAAATAGACCGGTTAAAGAAAGCGGGCTACCAAGTTCAAGAGAAAGGTAACAAGATTCGTGTTACCAAAGGATCATTAATAATCAATGGAACAATTAACCAAGTACACAAAGAAGTTTTTAATCAATAATTATAGGCACTATGAATACGTATAGTAAATATGTACCAAATGTTTTTCTTGCAAAATGTAGTGAAAAACATGAAAAAGGAGAAGTAATCGAGGTTACAACCAAGTATGGAAAAGAAAATGAATGCATTGTTTTCAACCTCATTTACGAACGTGATGGATTCTATTATTACTCGATCGTACGGGCTGATGGCTTTAATGTGCAAGAGTGGGCTAAACAAAGGGCTGAACGTCGTCATGAATGGGCTACATCTGCTATACAGAAAAGCAGTGAATACTACAACAAGTCCAATAAAGATAAGGATTTTCTTTCTCTAGGTGAACCTATCAAAGTGGGACATCATAGCGAGAAGCGACACAGAAAAGCGATAGATGATGCGTGGAACAATATGGGTAAAAGTGTTCAGTTTGACGAAAAAGCAGCCGAGCACGAAAGGGTAGCTAAATATTGGGAACAACGTGCAAATACAATCAATTTATCCATGCCGGAGAGTATCGATTTCTACGAGCATAAACTTGAAGTTGCTCAAAAATATCACGAAGCCGTTAAATCGGGAAAGTGCCCGCGTAGTCATTCTTATGCTCTTACTTATGCAAAGAAAGAAGTAAATGAATTACAAAAGAAATACGAACTCGCAAAGACACTGTGGGGAGATGTTTAATCTAGTAGCCTTCGAGCTACTATAATTTAAGCCTGATTAGATATGAATGATTATAAAGATAAATATGGATATACAACTTGTAGGAAAATAGAAGTTCCCCAAAGAGAGTTGACTATTCGAGGACATAAGGTATCTGATATTAAAAGAGAAGATATTGAAAATTTCTGTAAAGCAAGAGCCATTTCACCTGAATGGTTGGTGAGTGAGCTTATCAAAGAAATTGATTAATGTATAACAATAAAAGAAAAAATAAACTATGCAGTACATATTGACTGAAGAAGAATACAAAAAACTAACTCCTCTTAGAAATGTAGAAGAGCTGGAAGGAAAAATACAGCTACTTAATGATAAGGTAATGATACTTAGTAATCATCCATGTAGTAATGAAAAAGAAAGGATAATTGTTTCATTTTATTGTGATGATTGTCCTATAGGTGCATTTGGAACCAATACGTGTAAAAAGTATCAACGATATTCTAAATGAGAAATTAGAAATGAAACAAAGCAGAATGTGTACAGTAAGTCACGGAAATTGCTTAAGAAGTCCAAACCTTCGGGGAGGTAGTTTAAAGGCTATCTTGCTATGCAGCACCTCTTCTGCTTTGTTTTTATAAAGATTTAAACAAACAGATATATGAGTAAAGATATGAAAGAAGCTGCAAAACAATATGCGAAAATAGAAATGAAAAAGGTGCTGAATGTTCGTGCAACGGCAGAACGTTCTTTTATCGCTGGTACAAAATGGGCAGAAAAGAATAAAGCAACTTCTAAAGCTATGTGCCTTAGAGATAAACTGAAGGAATGCAGCTTGTGCCACGAATGTGATGTGAGTGTATTGAATCCAAGTTATTAACGTAAAACAGGAATAGGAGGAATAAAATGAATCGTACAATAAAATTCAGAGGGAAAAGCATATACGGCGAAGACTGGTTGTATGGCTCCCTCGTTAAGATCGAAAAGGACAGGTATGCTGTCATTCCACCCTTAAATAATATCGAAATAGGGAAAAGCATCGGCATGTATGAGGTTTATCCCGAAACCGTAGGTCAGTTCACTGGATTATTCGACAAGAACGGAAAAGAAATCTATGAAGGGGATATTCTTCACACTATTACATTTGGTTTTGAACCAGAAGAATATACAGCTATTATCCTATATGATAATTGTCGTTTTCAACTTTCTAATGGTCGAAATTTATTCTATTTCGGGCAATCTGATCTTACAAAAATGGATGATACTATCGTGATTGGTAATATCTATGATAATCCCGAATTAATTATCCCATAACAATAAAAATATGAGTGAAAATAAGAAACCATGCCCCCAGTTTCCTTATTGGGGTGCAAAATATCCCGATGCATGTTGCGTGGACGGGAAACTATATGACCTTGACAGATGCGATGAAAACGGGAATCTGTATGAACCTATCGACGATGTTCCATGCCCATTTTGCCAGACAGAGGATTTTATCGAGTTAGACCCATTTAGTTGGGTAGACCATTTTTGCGAGGAAATGGAAGAGAACGGTGATGTTATTACCGACTCAATGGAACAATGCGCTAAACAAAGGGCGCGACAGGCTTATTTGGATTGGATTGAGAAAGTAAGAGAAGTATATGGCTAATAACAATAATAGAAATGAATAAGAATGAGATCAAACTTCAAAAGAATAATTCTAATCGTGATTGGAGCGATTTAGAATGGATTCAAGAGTTTCATTCCTTTTTGCAGGGTGATATTCCAGAAGGAATTTCTTTAGGTGATGAATATAAAGTTAAACTTACTCCAGAGCAATCAAGTACTGTTATTTGGTATCTACAAGAACACTTCCCCATACTACCAGATTCGATAGAAATGTGTGACGTGTGTAAGAGATTGTATGATAGTTATTCCGAAGGTTGTTATTACGAGATTGAGGGAAAGAACTTTTGTGGAGCATGTGAAGACGAAAGCGAGGCTACATATTGTGATAATTGTATGTCTGATATGTGGAAATCAGAGGGTAGAGATGAAGATGCAGGGCTTTATCTCTGCAAGAAATGCAAGGAGAATAGGGAGTAATTAACGTAAAACAAAAGAGAAATGAATACATCTTTTGAGAAGTCGGTTAATACCACCGATGAATGGTACACGCCAAAGGAAATTATAGACGCATTGGGAAAGTTCGATTTAGATCCATGCGCTCCGGTTAAACCGCTTTGGCAAACGGCAGAAACCATGTACAACAAAAAACATGACGGATTAACTAAAGAATGGGCAGGTCGTGTTTGGCTAAATCCACCTTACTCCCGTCCACTTATTGAACAATTTGTCCGTAAACTGGCACAACATGGCAATGGCATTGCGCTGTTGTTCAACCGCTGTGATAGTAAGATGTTCCAGGATGTCATATTTGAGAAAGCAACGGCAATGAAGTTTCTACGAAATCGAATTCGCTTCTTTCGACCGGATGGAACCCGTGGGGATTCTCCCGGTTGCGGTAGTATCCTAATCGCTTTCGGTGAAGATAATGCCGAGATATTAAGAACTTGCGATATTGCAGGTAAGTATATACGAATCAATTAGCGTAAATCAAATATAGATATGAATACATATAGATACGAAAACAGACCTTATGATATTCCCTATAGGGAACTGAAAATGGTAGATGAAGAAAAGTCTACTCCTTGGAAAACCGTCCCACCTTCTTGGAAAAATTCCTCTTCGAAAGGTGGACGTACTGCGAATCAAATCAAAAAAGACCGGAAGCGGAAGAAAATGAATAAAAGGAAATAATCATAACCGCTTCAGAAATGAACAAACTCACCAATAGACAGAAACTTATTATACAAGGCAAAATTTGTCCGTATTGTGGAAAAGATACAGAATTTATGGATAGTTCCATTGTATATGGCAAATCTTACGGTATGATTTATATCTGCCGTACCTGCAATGCTTATGTTGGTGTACATAAAGGAACCGATCAGGCTTTAGGCAGATTAGCCAACAAACAGCTCCGAGTGCTCAAACATGAAGCACACGAATATTTCGATAAGATATGGCGATTCAAGTTAATGAAGCGAACAGAAGCTTATACATGGCTCTCGTCTGTATTAGAACTTCCAGAAGAATATACACATATCGGAATGTTCTCTGAAAAAACCTGTAGACAGGTTATATATGTTAGTAAACAGTTACTGCAAAAATATGGAATCGAATCTAAGACACCTTATTGCGAAAATGACTAAAGAAAAGTGCATTTTATGCGGAAAAGAAACGGTATCGGTAATTAAAACCGGTACCGACTTTATGTGTTATAATTGTTATGCAGATCAGCGTAATCCTACGCGCTCTAAAGAAGTACATAATAACGAGGAAGCTAGAATACAAACAGAGTTCTTTAAACTTATTCCTCTATATTTCCCTAATATACCTGACAAACTTATATTTGCCGTTCCGAACGGTGGAAGCCGCCATATACGTGAAGCTGCTAACCTGAAACGTCAAGGAGTAAAGCCTGGTGTTTCTGATGTGATCGTACTTATTCCCAAAAAGGGTTTTGCTTCTCTCTGTATAGAGTTTAAAACGAAGGTGGGGAAACAATCAGAATATCAAAAAGAGTTTCAAAAACAGGCTGAAAGTTGCCGAAATAAATACGTTATAGTCCGAAGTGCATTACAGGCAATCGAAGAACTACGAAAATATCTTTCTTAATGGAACTGAAATATATGATACGGGAATTACATTTTGAGATACTAAAATTCTCTAGTTTGAAATAGCTTTTATGTGATTAAGCAAATTCTGCACTTGTTTTATATATCTTTGCTCTAAAATTACAAGAATGACATTTGAAGAAGCTGTTTCATTAGTTGACCGGATAAAAGACCAGGTTGTCGGTGTTCCCGTTAAAGGTCGGTTTATTGAATCTCTATTCATCGGACCAGCCAATTGGGATGAAATGCATGTTTTTATGAATATCAGTTTGCAGAAAGGAGAGGATGAAGCTATCAGCGAGTTTATCGGAAAAAGTTTCTCCGTGTATGGCAGGTCAGTAACTTATATTAATCCTGACCTTCCTCGGTGGGATGTTACTGTGCTGGATGATTGGGAAAAAACTATTTATAATTGAAAGAGGTAGTTTATTCGGCTACCTCTTTTTTTACAGGCACCAAAGGAGAACAACTTTCTCGATTAACAACTATATCACGCATATTAGGCTTATTATTAAAATTACGAGATATATTTTTTATCATATCAATATAATTATCTGTCCCATCTTCGTACTGTCGATAAAAGACTTTAATAGATAGGCAGTTATCATGCTCAAATAAAGTATTTAATAATGTCCGATCAGAGTTTCCACAAGAATGCCCCATTATAAAGACCTGATATGGACCTAATGCAACAAACTCCAAAAGCTTTCTATAATTTCTTGTTTTATGGTATCGTATAGATTTGATATTCTCTAGGAAATCATTATTCTGTAATCTCTCTATTCTTTCATAATCATCATCCAGTTCATCACCGTATCCAAATATTATGGGATTATTCTCATTATTAAGCTCTCCATGAATATTAATAATCTCGTCATTTCCATTTTCAGCATATAATTTTTCTGCCGTTTTTGTATAATTAAAATTTAAAAGTAATGTATATGGCAGAAGATTCTTTTTAAAAGATTCATTGTTTATATTCTTTTTCACAAAATGCATTCGTTTTTCATCAACTGTATCCAATATATCATATACAAGATCATCATCTTCATCATAACTAAAATCAGAGTGCGTATCCATATATGCAAAAATAGAATCAACAAACGCAACTTGTTTACAAGTGGCAATTTCATCAAATTCAACATAACTTGAGAAAGCATCTTTTATTGACTGGTGTACATTTACTTCTGTACTTTTAGTGACTTTGGTCAGGTAATCCTCTAAAAGTCCTTTTACATCATCAAAGTCTTTGTTTAATGTTCGAATACTTTCGCTTTGCTTTTGGGGATTTTCTTCTTGAAGTAGTTCTTTTAATGCAGTATAATATTCATTTTCGATATCTACCCAATTAACGAGAGAACATTGACGAGATATACGTTCAAAAAATAGATTTTTAAACTTTAAATGAACTGTCACTGGTGCATTAGGAGCACTATTATACTCATTGATTAATGTACATAGTTTTCTAAAAGGACTATTTTCATTATATGAAAAACAAACTTTATTGGTTTCAGTTTTACCACATTCTTTTTCAATACACACAAAATTATCTTTGTAATTTTCAGGGATGTGTTTTGACCCTCCATAATGCTGGTCTAACCACTGCCAGTATCTACCATACACCTGTTCTTCAACAACCGCCCAATAGTCATTAATAAAATCCTGATATCCAGTCTTTAAATTGTGAGCTAAATCAAAACCGTTACCAATAATTATAATTCTATTCATACTGGAGACTTATTTAAGTTAATAACAAAAATATCATAATTCAAGAACGAAGTTATGATCGCATTTATTTCCCATATTATATTTTTAAACATTCAATATTATTATTGTTTACAAAATCTTCAAACTCACCTTTCAATTCCCTACTCAATTTTAATTCGCTATTCCAAAGAGGTAATCTTTTATTTTGTATAACAGACTCCAATATTAAACAGTATTCTACTAGTAACGGATTGTCATTTTCTGTATTATACCAACATATTTCCAATTCGCAGATAGATAGCGCACGCATTTTTTCAGGCCACAGTTTCCATCTAGGAGTCTTTTGCTGCTTCCCAATTATTCGTCTTTTTAGTCCTCCTTTGCGATGCACTGTCTTCCCATTTTCTATATGCCCTGAACTTCCGATATAAACTGGAACCTTCGTCCCTTTAAAATAGCCATATACAATATACACTCCACAACAATCATCAGGAATTTGAGCCTTCTCACATTCTCTATTCAAATTGTCATCAATTGTGAATTTTAAACATCCCTGTTTATTATAGCGATTTAATAAATCAAACATACCTTTCCAAATGTTTTTTTATTATTTTTGCCATCTCCTTTAACATATCATCCTTTACATCCGCACTTAGCTGACGAGTGTGGATTACAAGTTTTCTACCACTGGCATCATGATGAGTATAAAACCAATTCCCTTTATTAAACAAAAATCTACCGACATCATCACCATCATAAGTGACACCAAAAATCTTATCTATCTCGCGAATATTGTCATTATTCTGAATATAATTAGAACATGCTAATATAATCACAGGAAAACTTTGAATAAAGGAGGATACCTGGAATAATTCTTTCCGTGAGGAAATTCCACTTTTATCGGCTTGAGCAGTTCGGAGACTAGGGGTATCATTTATCTCGGTAGTAAATATTTGAGTTGGGAAATCAACATACCGATTGTGAAACCCTTCGCTGTCATAGATATAATCTTTTAATCTCTGATACTTGCTCCAAGTATTTACACCCCACCTTTTTGCTACGTTAACATCTTGTTCTACTTTATGACATAACTCCATAATTGTATCATTACTAACATGATTATCCCACATAGATGCATTGCTGTTATAAGACTCATCAGGTTCTTCCATTGCAGACTCTTTACCCACTATTAGTATTTTAGAGTTAGGGTTTCCCCAACCAACATATTTACCATTTTGATTACAGTAATTTACAAACTCCTTAAATTCATCTAAGTATTCCATAGTATATCAATTTTATTTGGACAAATATATATGATTATTTTATATACGACAAATAATAATTAAAAAGCCCCGACTACACTTAGTCGAGGCTCATTCCTTTTGGAGTAAATAGCGTATTGTCTCTCGCTTTCGAAAATTAGCAACTTTTCCGTAAAGGGATGATACAACAGACATTCACGTCTGTACACAAATATAATAATTATACCGAATCAGTAAGACGCGAGGCTAAATATCCTATAATACAAAATACTCATCATTCCTCTTTCTTCGTATTTTCCTTTAGATCCTCAGCAATTGAAGTTAAATTCATTGTTGGAATATTGACAGCATCAATCCCTGATAATACTGTTAATGAAGAAACATATGCTCTAACATAAGGAAATATTATTGCTGGAGCATTTTTATAAAACATATCACTTAACGTTTTCTGAGTAATATCTGAAGAAAATTCATACGTGGCAACTACTTGCACAAAAATCTTTAATGCTTTATTTTCGTCTACAATCTTTGTAATCAATGTCAATTCAAACAGATTGTCTTTTTTAATAAGCCCTTTAACATCAAAACCAATATTTCGCTCTGAACTGACTTCCTCTCCATTATAATCAAATATGGATTTATCAATTACATAATTTTTAAGTCTAAACTTAGACACAATCGCTTTTCTTTCCATTTTCTTATTATTTAAGCGGCCAAATCAAAATTGTAATTATCCCACTTCTTACAAGTTGCAAAGATACCAGATTCTATTTTCTTAAAATTATCATCCTTAAAATCAAGAATATAATCCTCTAAGTCAAGAATAAAGCTGTCATCTTTAATCCATTCAATATTTTTTTGTCTAACTTGCCCAATAACAACTGCATTTTCTGAGCATCTATAAAATTCTGTTCCATTTGAGAATATTACAGACTCATTAAACTTTTGCTCAAAATCACAAGAAAAGTTATACTCTTCATTAGCATATTCTTCACTTCGTTCTATAGAATTTGCTGGGAGAACTTCAATACAATATGCAAGTAATTTATGAGAATATTCATAACGAAAAGTAATCCAATCAAACTTGGCTATCATTTCATTGAGCCATGCAGCAATGTATTCTTTTTCATTCATAAAACAAACTCCTTTTTTATTTTTTTTATTAGCGCATCAGCCTGTTCATACATCCCAAGACTATCAACATCCTCAATTTCATCTTCTAAGTAATCAGCTTTCCTTCTAAGGGCCTTGGCTGCATCAAATGATCTTTTAATTGATTCTTTAGTTTGGATACTCCTTAATTGATATAATATCTCATCTCGAATATATATATGACTGTCTTTATCCTTTGGCTCATTTTGCTTTTCATAACTAATATGGCACTTTTCGTTAAGTGCATATTTCATTATTTGCAATACAGCATAATAAGAGCAATGTACGCTAGAAGTAAACTTCTTATTATCATTAAGAAGTTTTGCGGCTTCTAAGTTCTCTTCTGACTTATACTTAATGAGACTCATTAATTAATAACAACTTCTACTGAAACTTTGTTTTAAACAGATTTATCGAATTAGCTTTATCGCTACTTTTGTTGCGACAAAGCTAAACATTTAATTTTTAAGAAACAAATTTGATTTTTCAAGGATATTTTGTACAAAACTTATACGCATGGATGATTGATTGATTGATTGATGAGTTAAAAACGACGTATAATCCTGTTATTCAAATAAGTACAGACTTTATTTATCCCTATAAATGAATAATATATTCACCTTGTTACTGACGTAGTGTTAATACATTTTTAACATAAAAACATCGCAATCATCGTTAATATTGATGCATTACTGTCACAAATGTGTAGCAAGAAATCAAAAAGCTTGTGATTCACAAAGATCTCTAATCAAGTGCTATTTTATTTTAGACCTATATACCATCCAACCAACAATAAACAAACCTATTATCCCTATATACGCTTTATCCTTATGTAAATCCCACCATGATAGTTCTACGACAGTTTCTTTTTGATTCAGCAAAACATTAACCTTATTACTAATAGTATCAAGTCGATTCGAGAATTGCTGCAAAGTAATGGATAATGTTTCATCAACTTCTGTACGTTCCTGATCCTGCTTGGATGCAGTAGTAGTACTTTCTTTGACCGGGTACTGTTTCCCGGTTGAATCCGGAAGCGATAAGTAAACTGTTTTATTCTCAATCTTTAGATCACTCAACTTGTCGGTAGTAACCTTCGTTTGCTTATTCACATCCAACCATAGTGATTCTATTAAGTTTTGCAGATACAAGAAATCCCCTGAATAGTCAATCTGCTTTTGTGTATCGATGTTACGAGAAGTTTTGCAAGATGACAACCATATTCCCGACATCAGGAATATGGTTATATAGATTAGCGTTTTCATGGTCGGATCACTGTATTACGAAGAAAATTAGAAAATTCACTCCTGACATCGAAGCAGGGGCACGCCTTAATATATTCTTTGGGCTCTACCTCTCCGCTGCCGTCCAGATCCGGAGAAGTATCACGGTGTCCGAGTACTTCAATTATAGGGTATTCCTTACAGAGCTTCGCGACCAATTCGCGTAGTGCTGTCCTTTGAGCTGGAGTACGTGTATCTGCAGGTTTTCCAGATGCGTCCAAGCCTCCGATATAACAGATGCCAACACTATGCTTATTATACGAAGACTTTGAAAATCCTTTGGTATTACAATGCGCTCCGTCAATGCTTAACGGTCGCCCATTCTCAACCATTCCGTCAAGGTCAATAATGAAGTTATAACCGATTTGATTGAATCCCCGAGCCCGGTGCATCCGGTCAATATCTTTGGCTCGTAAATCTTGTCCGGCACGCGTGGCCGAACAATGGATGATAATTGCATCAATAGTTTTCATTTTGCGTCTCCTTTTTGTAAGTAGTTCGTTAAATAGGGGATGTTCTTTATAAACTCAACGCTTAATACATAATGCAGGAAAGCTACTACCTTGTAACCATTGCTAGAGTTGGGTAGAATTTCTTTGATATTCCTTAGAATGTTCACCCCGTAGAAATAGAAAACGCTATACGTAATAAATGAAACACATTGTAGCGCACCTTCCGGATTTCCTTTGTGTTCACCAATAAAGTAGATACAGCTAACCAAGGTAAAGAAAATAGTTGCTTCTACGATACACCTCCAAGCCTTTTTAAAAGAAAAACTCTCATGATTGATAAGGAGTGCAGTAAGTAACCCGCAAATGAAATTGAGGGCAAATACAGCAATAAGACTTTTGATCTCCCCAGAAATAGGATTGAGATAAGCAGCTATGCCGGTAACCAATCCAATAAGTAAGTTTTTGAAATAATCCATATCATTTTTATCTAAAATATTAATACTTTATTTTAATACCTCGCTACAATCATCAATAGCTGTCTGAAATACTTGTTTCACTTCGCCAGAGGTTAGCCCATGATCCTCATGTAGCGAGAATCCAGTTACTCCATTTCGAGAAATATTGAAGAAGCCGACAGTCGTTTCATCTTTGACAATCTCGGCAGTAATATCTTTCACCGCTTCGGTACCACGGGTTGACATTCTGTATTTAACTCTGATAGTGTCTGTAACCTTAGTTGTTGCAGTACTGTTAGTTGCTGTGATGTTCATTCCTTGTTTCCTCCTTCTATTAAATCATAAATTTGTCCGTACGTACCTGCAGTAAGATACTCTCCACAAATTTCTTTTAATAGAGCAGCATCTTCCGTTTCAATATCAAGTACTCCACGATTGTTAATAATCTGTTGTAGCATTTTATATGCTCGTAATTTCTTGGAAGTTTCCATATTCTTCTGTGGATTAGAGCCTGCTGCAAATAATGCCTCTGCCACCAAATCACGAAGAGATTTCTTACTTTCCTTACCATTCACCAATTCGACAAACTCCCGACCTCTAAAGTCGAGTAAGTTTCTGTTTAGATTTACTTTCATAATTTTTATTTTATTTCAACGATTAACCCTTTTACTATATGCAAAGTCTTTCCTCGTGTAGAAGGATCTAAAAGTGTAATTGTGCTATCTGAAATAACAGACCAATAACTCCCATTGCCATCACTCGGAAAGAATCCATTTGCCGTTACATCTCCTAGTACCCTTACGTTGCCATCGAAGAAACCCGCATAAATGTAATTATCGGGATATTTAGGAGTCTTAAGATTGGTAGAACCATAAATAGCAGCACTTCCTCCAAAACCATCCCCAATAGCGGAAATACCGAAATTACCATCCGTGGCTGGATTGAAAGTAACATGCACTACACCTTCTTTCGAGGTGGTACTATATCCCAATTTCAGACTGCGGGAAATATCCCCGAAATAATCACCCGCTTTCCAGACTAACCGACCGTTATCAATAGTGAATCCTCCAACCTTTGCGCCGTCCGCATCAATACGTTTCACACGGATATAGTCAGTATTCAAATACCCACCTACAACAATGGTAGTACCAAGTTTTGCATATTCGACTGCATCCTCAAATGCTAATTTACCCAATCCGTCTCGATCAATCTTGGAGTTAATCATTATCTGCAGATCACTATGCAGTGCGGTGATTGTAACAGCACCTTCCAAATTAATTTTAGATGAATGAATCGTCGTTTCACCTGCTGCCTGGTTAATATAAGATATAAGCGTATTGCCGTTTTCCAGTTCTTTAGAAGCATATATCTTATTACCGTCGGAAGTCGTTATCCAACCTGCAGTATCTATCCGCTGCGTCAGGCTGTCAACTCGAGTTACTTGTGCGGAGATTTGAGTATTGAGTACTTTCAAATCGGCTGTACACTCATCGGAATAGCTTTTCAGTTTGTCGTGAATAGCTTTGTTTGCTTCTTCAACAGCTGTATTAAAACTAGCTAAAGCAGAGTTGAATAGAGTAAACTTATCATCTACATTCTTTTTTTCCTCAATAGTCGTTTGTCCATCTGCAATAGCCGTATTTATTGCAGCAATAAGATTATCAATAGCACCAAATAAGGAAACCTTGGCATTAAATAAGGCTGTTTTTGCAGAACCTTCCAAATAGGTGTTTACATATAGTTTGCTATATGTCGCTTCAACGGCAGATTTCGTATTTTTGACTGTATTCAAATACTTCTCTATCGCTTTCGCTTCCGCCCCGTCAATGATACCGTCCGCAAATGCGCCATCCACATAATCATGTAAGCCATCGACTGAATCGGCAGCGTCCTGCGCAGCTTTAGCAGCGTTCGCTGCATCCTCTAAAGCTTGTATTGCTTGTTGCAGTGCCTCGTCAGAATATTCCTTTAGTTTATCCTGTATTGCCTTATTTGCTTCTTCAACAGCTGTATTGAAAGTTGCTAAGGCTGAATTAAACAGAGTAAACTTATTATCTACATCTCTTTTTTCCTCTACAGTGGTCTGTCCGTCAGCGATGGCTGTATTGATAGCATTTATAAGGTTCTCAATACTTCCCATCAATGTAACCTTAGCATTGAGCAAACCAACCTTTGCAGAGCCGGATAAATAAATATTCGTGTAGAGTTTATTATAAGTTGCTTCGATAGATTGTTTAGTGTTGTTGATCGTATTGATATACTTTTCAATAGCTTTTGCCTCTGCTTCGTCTATAAGACCGTCAGCGAAGGCTCCATCTACATAGTTATGAAGTCCTTCCACTGAATCGGCAGCATCTTTGGCCGCTTTAGCTGCATCCTTTATTTCCTGATGAGCAGCTTCCCATTCAGACAGATTTTCCAATCCGGAAGAACCTGCTTTTATTTGAATGTTACCGCCTATCTCACTTTTTACCAGATCGAAATATGTATCACCGTCTGGCGAAAGGATTCTTTCTGTTGTTACGCGGCCCGGCAGAATTTCAGTAAATCCGTATAGCTGAACAAAACTTCTACTACCTTCATACTCGCTGTTAAGCACTCCGGTGAGTAAATGATAATATCCAGTTATCTGTTCCATTTTAATAGCTGTTTCACTCAAGAGGAATGTTCCGGCTTGATTCTCCTTGCCAACTTTAGCATATAGATAATATTTCTTTTCCGGGTCAATTAGTGCCGGAGAATTGTATTCAGCCATATCCCAGTACTTATATTCGTCTGCCTTATGTGAAGAAGAAAGAGAACTAATGCCGAGTGTTAAATGCTGAAGGATTCCTGCCGGAGCGTTCAGTATTCTTGTGCTGGCATTATAAGTAATATTGTGAGATACCTGAACTGGATTCGTTTTTGAATTGACAAAACGAAATTGCAGGCTTTCATCACCTACAAGCAGTTGCATGGTTGAAACGGTTATTGGATTGACAGAGCCGGAGAAGTTCAGCAGTGCATCTTCAAGCATGGACATCGTTTCCTTTGCATCCCGGAACCGACGCTTAGTAAACTGCAGGGCGTCCTTATGCTTGATATCTACCTCTACTTTGTTCGTCTCAATCTTATTCAGATCACTTGAAACAGATATACTGACAGGTTCGTTTGACAACTCTATTTCCGGAGAATATGGATTATTAATATAGCGCTTGATTCCGATCATGCGAATAAGAGAACCTTCCGGATGAAATTGCGTATCATAGAAATCAACATACCCTCCGAGTACTATTTTACCGCCTATCTCCAACCAGCGTTTTTTAGCCCAAATGCCGTCCAATGTCCCGGTAAATATGAATGCTTTATCTTCATGTTCATACAAGTATTTTGCTGCTTCCTTGAAAGCTTCCCAGCTCGCACCTGTTTGTGTGCTGTCATTACAGATATAAGCCTTCGGCAATTGCATTCCGAACACTGCGTATGTATCACCAACCTTCGGGCGCCAGACTTCCGGTTCCGGCATTGTTATCCCATCGATTTCTTGCGGAACAATTTCAAATCGACGTGCCTCTTTCTTGTCTTTCGCTTCATGGATATACTTTACTTCGAACTCCTTGCCTGTAAGCATGCCGGTTTGGAAAATGACAGTCATACTTTCTCCAGCTATGAGACAATCTTCGAAATTCAACTCTTCCGGGATGTCTTTATCTACAAAGTCAAAGAAGTTATTCTTCTTGTTCACTTCAATAACAGCACTGACAGTACCGACACGGGAAGGATAAATAGCTGTACAGTCCAGACTATCTTCCTTTGCTGTTGTAAGTTCTTTATCGGCACGCATGACACAAGTTCCATCCGCATCGGTCTTATAGATACGCGCCTTAGTAGAATCGAAGCCCTCTTCATTCTCAAATTTGATTCCATCAAATCGGATAGTCTTATTCTTTGGAAGTAACAGGTACTTAGATCCGTATGTAGAATAATCAATATTGCGATCTGTAGTTTCTACCAAAATTATTTCGGGTGGTATCTCCCCGGATTCGCGACCAACACCGACCTTAAAACCGTGTCCTTTACCATACGACAGTTTCAAAGGGTTCTCCTTGTTATACTCAACTTTACGCAGATGGATAGTCTTAATTTGGTTTCCTTCAACCGTTTCTTCAATGATCTGCCATTCTGTTTCATATAGTTCTGCAAGTTGATTGAAAGCATCAAGAATATAGGTGTGATTGTAGTTGATTACTTTTTCCGTTCCTTCAATGCAATCACCGACTTTCCAACCGGTACTCCGACGGTTCAGGTTTTCAACGAGTAGACGTAGGTGTTCATGTGGCTTGGCTGTATATGAGAATTTAATACTTCTGTCAACGGTATGACGTACTTTCCACAGCATAGCATCAGCCTCCCCAGTTTCCAGAATCAGAGTATATTCGAAGTTACGTTCACCGTTCTTCTTGAAATTGCTATCCCTCTTCAAAGAATAACGCTTCCCGTAGAAGTCACACCAGGAGCCAACCGGAATTTCAATATATCCGGGATAATCGAAATATAAAGTTAATGAGCACTCCTCCATGATAGCTTCATAAGAGTAGCTTTCATCCTTTACTTCAATTTCTATTTCCTTATCACCATTATGCAAAGTTATCATATCACCAGATTTGAATTTATATTATAAAATATAAATACATAAGTGTAATGAACAGAGTGATTCATCTATTCAAAAAGATAGTATTCATTTTATCTATTGCGGGTCATTTTTTACATAAGTTCTCTCGGGACGAACGCCGCATTGAAAGATTTTTCCAATGTAACAACAAAAAGCCTATCCCAGAACGGATATTATAAGCTACCGGATGGGTTATTGATTCAGTGGGGAACTGGAGGAAATGGCGTAAATCAAATAGTTTACTTTCCTACTAGTTTTTATAATACCTCATATGTTGTAGTAACTACTGCTATTTCTTCTGTTATGAATTCGATAGTAAAAATGATAAATGGGAAAAATATATCTTATTTCAAAGTCTATTCGGTAGGTCCAACAATTGAAGCTGGGGAGATATTCGGATGGATCGCAATAGGAAGATGGAAGTAGAAAATATTATAACATCAATTTGATTATGAATTGTTTTAGTAGAAAAATAGTATTGATTTTTGCCACAATTATTTGGCAAAGTTCTCTCGGAACTAATGCAATTCAAGTAAATAGTCAAAGTTTAGGACAAAACGGATATGTCAAATATAGTAATGGCTTATTAATGCAATGGGGAACAAGAGCTGGAGCAACGGGGGGGAGCAATTAGTCTATATTTTCCTACCACTTTCTATAATACTGATTATAACATTTATTTCACTGGAGCAGTAAATAATACAAGTGAATCTTTTATATATGCTCCGGGGTATGACCTTAATGGTAAATATACATCATATTGTAAAGTTCTCACTCGCGGAATAAATTCAACTCCGGCTATCGTTTGGACTGGCTGGAATTTTACATGGTTTGCGATCGGTCGCTGGAAATAATTTAAAAACAAATATCATGAAGTATTGGAAAAAAGGATTTTATGACGAACCGGTAAACGGTTCTGTAGAAATTGCAGAAGAGTATTATAGCCAATTATTAGCCGGACAATCTGCTGGATTACTCATAGTTGAAAGCAAAAAAGGATATCCGATCTTAGTTGTGCACGAGGCTAATATCGAAGAAACCAGAGCGCAAAAACTTGATGAATTACGATTGTTCGATTCATCCCAAATAGTGAATCATTTTAGTATTAATAATGTATTCGGTTGGTTAAACAAAAGCACCCGTGTAGGGCTTATGAATTCAATCAATATTGAGAAAGAAGCTGGACGATCTGAAACAAGTATCTGGATTGGTGATACAAAGTTTGTCTTATCAATCGAAAGAGCTATTGACATGTTACAACAACTAGAATTATATGCCCTTGCGTGCTATGACACAACACAAAGGCATATCAACGCTATCAATCAATTAGAAACAAAAGAAGAAATCGAAGCATACAACTTCAAAACTGGTTATCCCAGAAAGCTCAACTTTACCGGATAACCTATCGTATAATCGTAGTTTTCGATTTCGTCAATAGTCTGCAATGATCTGACTGCTGCGATGTGAGATTGTGTCACATTGTAGCAGTTGAGCGCATACAGTTCTAAGGCATTCAACATTGCTAAAGCGTCAGGTATAGGGATAACATACTTCACTGCATCATACCACAGGATTGTATGCGTTTTCCCTGCATTTTTCTCAATCGAAATTGAGTTAAATAATCCAACACGTGTGGATTTGTCTAACCACATACTTTCCCCTTCAATTTCAAAAGAATTGACATCGGTCGATTTGTCAAATATCTGTATTTCAGATATTTTCATTTTTCGCACTTCTTCAATGTCGTACTCATATTCTACCAAAATCGGGTATCCATTCTTACTTTCAACTATCAGTAAACCGTTAGACTGCCCATCTAATAGCTGATTGTAATGCTCATCCGTTATTTCTACTGAACCGTCTACCGGTTCATCGTAGAATCCATTTTTCCAATACTTCATAATATTTGTTTTTTAGTTATTTCCAACGCCCGATCGCAAACCAGTCCCATGATTCTTGTGATAATCCAGTAGTACCCCCACTTGCATAATTTCTATTCAAATAAAATCTACTAACTGTTTTATTTATTGCCAAAGGAGATGATGAATATACGGCGGAGTCACTACTAGGCTTATATACAGTTGCAAATATTTTATATTCAGTATTATAAAAAGATGTAGGCATAGTCACACTATACGAAGCTGTAGATGAACCTCCAACTCTGCCCCATTGTACAAGTAATCCATTATTGAATTTTGCATAACCGTTCAAGGATAGGTTTACGCTCATTGCGTTCGATAGATCAGCTAAAGCATACGTAGTCCCGAGAGAACTTTGCAAGAAAAGCCCTATGATTATAACTACTATTTTTCTACTTAAATTGTTCATATCAAATTTAGTGTTTGAATAAATTTATTATTTCCAGCGCCCAACAGCAAACCAATAATACGGCCACGGCGAATACCCACCCCCGCCACTGTCAGCACTATATCTTATACACATTCTAATACTAGATGTCGTTTTTGATACAAGAATTGGTGCTATTACAACAGATTCAGATGTATTATAATAAACTCCTATACCTGATATAATATAATCGCTATTCAAAAAAGAACTATTCAAATAAATTGTTTTTATAGTTGCTGCTCCAGTTACGTATCCCCATTGAATCATTAGCCCATCTGGTAGCTTATAATATCCGTTCTGGGATAGGCTTTTTGTTGACACATTGGAAAAATCTTTTAATGCGGCGTTCGTCCCGAGAGAACTTTGCCAAATAATTGTGGCAAAAATCAATACTATTTTTCTACTAAAACAATTCATAATCAA